TAGGACTACAGTCATTTAATATGTTTTACAATACCTATATTAATAGGCAGTTTGAAAACGAGGTTGAAAGAATTTTTGAGTATAGGAACATGGCATATCAGGCAGAAATAGCTGATGTTGTTGAGGATGCTGTCAATGAATGTACTCAAGAGGATGACGATGGAAAAGTCTTTCACCTTGAAATAGTTGATAAAGAGTTAGCGGAGAATGAAAACATCGTTAATAACTTAAGGAATGAATTTTATAAACTCTTTACTGAGAAGCTAGAAATGCCTAGCTTTGTATGGGAACTTTTTTATAAATACATGGTTGATGGTAGATGTTATTATGAAAGAATTATAGACACAAGGCATCCAAAGAATGGAATAATTGGAATCAAAAGCCTCCCATCAGAAACAATGGATTATATTTATGATCCATTAAGTGCTAGAGTAATACTCTACATGCAGTACTTAAAACCTAAACCAAAAAAACCAGCCACCGTTGAAGAAGCAATGAAAAGACACGGTGATGATTTAATTGTTTTCGAACCAGATCAAATTGGTTTTGTTAACTATGGTATTTTTGGTTCAACAAAATACAATATTTTCGGGTACCTTGAAAAAGCAAGAGTCCCATTTAACCAGTTAAAATTACTTGAAACATCGGTAATTATATATAGAATTGTAAGGTCACCCGAGCGATTCGTTTTCAGAATTGACACAGGCAATATGCCAAGAGATAAAGCCCTAAAGTACGTAGAGAAGATCAAGCAGAAAATGAGTAAAAAACAGACTTACGATCCTCGCTCGGGTACCCTTACAAACGAACCAGAAATTATGAGCATTCTTGAAAACTTTTATCTACCTCAGTCCGCTGAAGGTAGAGGTAGTCAAATTGAATCCATCGGTGGATTCTCACCGGGTTTTACAGAGCTTGATGATATTTACTACTTCGCAAGAAAGCTCTATCGAGCATTGAAGTATCCTGCCTCACGAGTACAAGCCGCACAAGAAAGTAGATCAGCAGATATTACTTTCAATCAAGGTGACACCGGTACAATTTCAAGAGATGAAATCAAGTGGAGTAAATTCCTTGAAAGACAACAAAAGAAATTCTGTATAGATTTTACAAATATGTTTCTACTTCATTTGGATTTTAAAGGTATTAAGAAACAATATGGATTGACTTCAGAAAAAGTCAAAGTAGTAATGAATGCACCATCAAGATATAAAGAACAAATGGATCAAAGTTTCCTAAGTACTCGTTTTGATAACTATACTGCATTAGCTGATAGAGAAGAAATGAGTAAGTCATATCTTATGAAAAGATACTTGAAATGGGATGATGATGAAATCAGAGCCAACGTTGAAGGCATGAAAAAGGACAAAGAGCTAGGATTCAGAGCAGATGAAGGAGAAGGCAATTGGTAATAAAACATTTCAAACAATATAAATACAAAGGAGGAGAAAATTGTTATGCCAGTAGATAATGAACAAGTTAAAAAAGCTTTAGATCATTTTGAAAATGATGAGTTTGTGGACGCTAAAGAAATCTTACAAAAGGAAATTCTTAAAGCAAAGAATGACCATTTAAAAACTAAGTTGGAACTCAAAGGTGATGCTGATGCAAATGTAGAACCAGAAGCAAAACCAGAAGAAGAGGCCGACACAGAGGAGTAAAAAAATGATGACAAAGGCAAAACTTATTACTGAAGTTAGCCATGATTTTGAAATTTCAGAATCCAAGGTAGAAGGTACGCACATCGTTGGTATCTTTAGCTCCGCGGAACTAGAAAACAACAACAAAAGAATGTATAAAAAGTCCATCTTGGAAAGAGAAGTTGGAAAAATTCAGGACAAGATTTCCAAGAAATCTTTATGGGGTGAATTAGGACACCCACCGAACCCAGAAGTAAACCCAGACAAAATTGCTATCTTAACTACACAGTTAGAGTGGAAAGGAAATGACATTTATGGTAAAGCAAAAGTACTTGACACACCTATGGGTAATATAGCAAAAACTCTTATTAAAGAGGGAAGTATGGGTATTAGTTCAAGAGGTTTAGGAACTGTTGGAGACGACGGTTATGTAAATGAGGACTATAACTTAATTTGTTGGGACCTAGTTACTGATCCATCAAATAATCCATCATGGGTAAACGGTATATACGAAGGTAGAACATGGGAACTAGAAATCCCGGATGCGCAGTTAACAGTTGAAGAACAGTTAACCGAAGCTCGAGAACATTTACAAAGTCATGTATGGCAAGTAATTGAGAATATTGAAAAGAGTCTCTAAACACAACAACGACATATATCACCGTACGTTTCTGTAACTAAACGTACGTATTAATAAATATAAATGAAGTAAAATTACAATAGGAGGGAAACAGCATGGATAAACTTCTTGAAATGCTTGGCGCGAACAAACTCAATGAGGAAGGCCAGGGCCAAGTAAAGGAAAGACTTGAAACACTTATCGAAGTGAAGGCTCAAGAACTTTCAAGCAGCAAACTTCAGGAAGCAAAAGAACAGCTAGTAGAGTCCTACGAAACGAAATTTGAAGAGTACAAAGAAGATATTACTTCTAAGTTTTCCAATTTCGTCGACTCAGTTTTGGAAGAAGAAATGACGATTCCAGATAAAGTTCTTGAATTTGCGAAGAAAGGCGAGCTGTATCACGACTTAATCGAACAATTTAAAGTAAGATTAAGTGTTGACGAAGGATTGCTTGACGAGGAAGTAAAAGGTTTATTGAAAGAAGCTAAAGGAGAAATCCTTAGACTTCGTGGTAACCTTGATGAAAGTATTGCTAAACAACTTGAAACCATCAATGATGCACAAGAGTTGGCAGCAGAACTTTACCTCAGAAGGAAATGTGACGGTCTTACAGAAGGTCAAAAGAAGAGAGTTCTTGAAATGCTTTCAGGCATAAAAGACAGAGCAGAAATTGACCGCAAGTTTGACATCGTCCTCGAAACTTATGACAGTAAGGAAGAAGAGGAAGAAAAAGAGGACAAAGAAGAAGAGGAAGAAGATAAAGACAAGGAAGAAAAGGAAGACGAAGACAAGGAAGAAGAGGAAGAAGACAAAAAGAAAGACAAGAAAGACGTGAAGGAAGGCAAAAACACAGACGATGGTCTGAATGAAGATAGCCCCTTCAAACAACACCTAAATCAATATGTACAAATATTGAAAGAAGGTAAATTTTAAGAAGTAAAATATTAAGGAGGAAAACAACATGGACGTTAGAGACCTAGTCAAAAAATGGGAAGGTGTTCTCAGTGAGGGTTCAGATATTAAATCTGATAAAGTAAAGAAAAGTACTGCCATCATGTTAGAGAATCAGCACAACTACCTCATGGAGCAAACTGCATGGGGCAATGACTCATTTGGTACTGGTGACGGTCGTGGTTTGGCTAATTGGCCAACTTCAGGTATGTTTAACAAAATCGCAGTTCCGATGGTTAGACGTACTTTCCCTGAATTAGTTGCCCATCAACTCGTTGGTGTACAACCTTTAACCGGTCCTGTAGGACTTGCTTTTGCCCTAAGGTTTAGAGCAGGTACGACCGCTGGTAGTTATACTGCCAACGTTACAGAACTTGGTTACAATACCATCGACAGCACTTACTCTGGTTCATATATCACCTCCGCTGGTGAAGCTTTAGGTTCTAAAGCTGGAGACGGCGTAGGAAATGATATTGGACTTGGTGTAGGATCAGGACAACATATTCGCGAAGTTAACTTGACCGTAGAAAAAGTACAAATCGAAGCAAAAACCCGTAAACTAAGAAGCCGTTGGTCCCTTGAAGTTGCTCAAGACTTAAAAGCTATGCATGGTCTTGATCTCGAAGAGGAAATGATGGATATTCTAGCTTACGAAATTACCCAAGAAATCGACCGTGAATTGATCGCAGCAATCGACGCTACCGTAACTGGTGTCGTAGGTTATGACACCGATTGGGACTTTTTGGCATCAGCTCAAGGAGTTAAAGGTAGATGGGAGATGGAGCGTTATCGTGAACTTTATCACAATATTATCCGTAAAACCCAAGACATCGCAATCAACACACGTAGAGGATCAGGTAATTGGATCGTAGGTAACCCAAGAGGCGTTGCTATTCTTGAAACATTGGCAGCTTTTACAATTGCCCCAGTTCCAAGTGATGTAACAACTCAACCAACTGGAGTTTCCAGGATTGGTTCCCTTGACGGAAGATTAGTAGTTTACCGTGATACATTTGAAAGTAGAGATCAGTACATCATTGGGTACAAAGGACCTAGTGAATACGATACTGGTGTAATTTATTTACCTTACATTCAGCTACTCGCAAGTAAAGCAGTATTCGAAAACTCTTTCCATCCAACAGTAGGTTTGATGAGTCGTTATGCAATTCACAACCATATGTTTGGTGCAAGAGAATACTACCAGAAGATCAACCTAGTCAATATTCCACAATAATAACTGACTAAACAAAAAGGGTGGCAATTATTTGCTGCCCTTTTTTTATGCCCAAAATTTACATTATACTATTTTTATAGTATAATATAAATACCGTGCAGGAGGAATAAAAAGCATGGAATTAAGTAGAGATAATTTATCAGATGCCTTTGACATGGAAGGTATAGAAAGTGAAGTAGATCGACTTACCCTCGTTTCAGAAACAGACCCGGACGAAGCACTTAAAGAGAACATTGATCGAGCGAATAGGATATTGGATAGGGTAGAAGAAGAACTAGAAAGTGGTAATTTCACTGCAAGAATGGTTGAAGTAGCTGGAAACATTCTCAATACTGTAACAAACTCAAGTAAGGAACTGATTACCAATATTAACTATAAGAAGTATTTACAAATTCGCGAGCATATGGTACAATATAAGTATGATGAATTGGAAGCCAAGCAATCGAAATTTCGTTCTCCAACAAGTCAAAATATTATCGTCTCGAATAGAGAAGATATAATGAAGCTAATAAACGGAGAAACCAAAGAAATTGAAAACACAGACTAAAAAACAAAAAGAAAGGAAAAATGTTATGTTCGAAAAAACAGCTGACTTTATGCAAGTAATTCTTGACCAGCAACAAGGAACAAGTTTTAAAGAATGGGAAGGAACTGCTATCGACTACTTAGGTGAAGTCGAAAAAAGACCGGAGATTTCAAATTTTTCACCTGCCCGAATTTATAATATGATTATGAAAATGGGAACAACTCCGGTGAAAGAAGAATTAAAATCAAGAGGTTATGAGGACCTGGTCCATTATAACTTCTTCAAGAATAAAATCTTCGGTACCCTTGAGCCGATACATGACCTTATGAGGTTTTTGAAAGCCGCTGCAAGGAGAACCGAAACTGGTAAAAGGATTCTTATCATGGTTGGTCCTGTTTCTTCAGGTAAATCAACGATAGCTTCTTTAATCAAAAAGGGATTAGAACGAGATTGTACTCCAAAGTTTGGAATCAAAGGCTGTCCCATTCACGAAGAGCCTCTTCACTTAATTTCAGAAGATGATCGACCATACTGGGAAGATCGACTCGGAGTTAAAATTGAAGGTACTCTTTGTCCAGTTTGTATGCAGAAATTGGATGAACATTATACAAATGACGAAGGTGTCATTCAATGGCATGAAGTACCAGTTGAAGCAGTTAAAATCAGTGAACAACGGAGAAACTGCATCGGTACATTCCAACCGAGTGATCCAAAATCACAGGATATTACCGAACTTATTGGTCGTGTTGACATGACTAAAATGGCCCGTCACGGTGAAACAGACCCACGAGCTTATAAGTTTGATGGTGAACTTCAAGTCGCCAATGGTGGTATGATCGAATACATCGAAATTTTGAAAGCCGATACGAAATTTCACTATGTTCTTATCACCGCCGCCCAAGAACAGGTTATCAAAGCACCTGGGTTCCCGCAGATGTATATTGATACTTTGATTCTGTCACATACCAACCAGACAGAATTTGACTCATTCAAATCGGATAAAAAGAATGAGGCTCTGCATGACAGGATGTACAAAGTACTTGTACCGTGGAACTTAAGAGTGGATGATGAAATTAAGATTTATCAAAAGATGATTAATGAATCTGATTTCAGAGATATCCATATCGCCCCCGGAACTTTAAGGGTTGCTGCTGAATTTGCAATTCTTTCAAGGTTGATTAAGTCAACCAAAGTTTCCAATAAAATCACCAAGATGAAACTCTACAATGGAGAAATTCCAACAGAGTTTAAAAAGACTGACATTGACATTAGGAAGTTAAGAGAAGAAGGAAGAGAACAGGGTGAAGGTATGTTCGGTATTTCACCAAGGTTTGTTATCAATGCTCTTAACCTGGCTCTTGGTGCAAAAGAAGAAAAGAAGTGTATCAATCCGATTGATATGATTAGATCACTTCGTGATAACTTCGACCATCACATTGGTATAGCCGATGAAGATGTTGAAACCTTTATGAAACTCTTGACCGGTAACAAAGAGTCAGTCGCATCCGAGTTTAAGGATTGGGCTAAAAAAGAAGTCAACATGGCTTTCTTGTGGGCATATGATGAACAAGCCCAGGAACTCTTTGACAGGTACATGACAAATGCTGAAGGTTTCTGTAAGAATATTCAGATCAAAGATTCAGTGACCGATGAATATCATAATCCAGATGAAAAGGTTATGAGAGCGATTGAAGAACTTATCGGGGTTCCGATGGAGTCAAGAAAAGAATTTAGAAACGGAATCTTCGTTTATAAATCAGACTTCTTGAGTCGAGGTAAGGACTTCACTTTCAAAGATTACGATCCTTTGAGAGAAGGTATTGAAAAGAAATTGATGGGTGATTTGAAAAATGTTGTATCACTATCAATTGCCGACACGACAAGTACTAATCCGAAGCGTAAGGAAAGAAGAGAAGCCGCCCTTGGAATTTTGATGGAAAAGGGATACTGTGTAAAATGTGCTTCAATGCTTCTAAGCTTCATTGGTGAAATACTTCGTAAAGAAGATTAATAGGAGTTTTACTGAGGCTCCTTTGTATCCGGTTAGCCGGAGAGGTTGGGGAAACCCCCGGTGCATAGCACTGGGGGTTTTCTTATTTGGAGTGAAGTCATTTACATCCAAACATTATTATGATATAATAAGACATGAATAAGAAAATTATAAATTTCATTATGACTATATTACTTATAAAGGTGTTCGTCACATCCGCATATAGTGGCGCATTAGTAATATATTTAATATTTTTTTGTTCTGATTGGTTTGTGATATTATATTTAACTGATAAATTTAATTATGAAAGGAAAGAACATGAATCTTTACAAAAAGAACATGGGGTTCTTTATCAACGCAGCGTTCTGGACACTAGCACTTTTCACCGACCCAATTTGGATTCTAATTAAAGAAATGGGTCCGGTTGCTCTTATGTTACCGGCTATGTTCGGACTTCTTCTTGGACATTGGGAATCAGACATTGACTGGGAGTTATAATGATAAGATTCATATCAAGAAAAATAACTTTTGGTGCTACTTATACTGGCATATCATTTTATAATGCTTTGATTGAAGCATATACTGCTTTGAAAAGCATGGGTTTATTTTTGATGTGGTTGTTGAATTTCTGCACCTATGAAGTGGAAGTTGCTGATGAAGAAGGAAATATCATCCATCATTTTCCACAAATAAACCATGAGGATGACGATGATTTCTGATAAGAGAGAAGAATTAATAAAAGAATTGCTAAAAGATCATTACGATCAAAAGATAAGTAGCTTTGCTGCAATGATTGCTTTACGGTTAATTGTTGATCCTAAAAAACCAAGTGAGGAATTTATGGAATTTCTAAAGACAAGCATAGAACTCTATAAAGATAGGAAAGAATATGAAGATTGAAGTCACTTTAACTGTAGTGGAAAATGAGGCCGTTGAATATACCATAACCACTGGTGCTGATACATGGGCAGACATTCATACAATAATTGATAATGCTGAAGATATTAACCTTCGTAAAGATAAAGCTAAAAGAAAATCCATTCAGGGTTTTATAACGAGAAGTCAGAAGGAATAAAAAATGAGTTATTGGATACCGATTCCTGGCATGATGAAAGGCATAAGAGCAGAAATGGTGCCAGTTAGCAAAAAGAAAAAGAACAGAAAAATGAAGAAAAAGAGAAAAGAAAGGAATAAAAATGACAACCGTATTCCACGATGATTGGGACTTAAGCGAAAAGGGTCAGAAAGACGCTGAAAGACACCAAGATAAAATTGATGATGCGATTCGAAAAAATGTTCGTGATGTTATTGGAGAAGAGTCAATCATTACTCAAAAGGGTAAACGAAAAGTTCGAATCCCTGTAAGAGGAATGAAGGACTATAGATTCGTTCACGGTGATAATAAAGGACCTACTGCCGGTGTTGGTCAGGGTGACGGAAAACCCGGTGATATTATTGACCAAAAACAAAGACAACAAGAGGGTGGAAAACCTGATAAACCAGGTGACCAACGAGGTGAAGACTACATGGAAGCAGAAGTCGATATTGACTACTTGCTTAAAATAATGTTCGAGGACCTTGGCCTACCTTGGATTGAAGAGAAAACTAAAGCCGCAAAGATGGTTCCTAAAGGTTGGAAGTTTGAAACAATTTCCAAAAAGGGTATCATGCCAAGATTGCATAAGAAAAGAACTATGATGGAAGCAGTCAAACGAAATATCATGTTGGCCGCTGAAATTATGAGAGAAACTGGTGTTGATGAACCAACCGCCTACAAGGCTTTGAACCAAGCCTTCGGTGATATAAATTATGCAATCGACCTGATTGAAAAGGATGAAGTGGTATCGGATCAAGATGCCATCGTTATCAACGAGGATGACTTAAGATACAAACAAATTGAGGAAGATGTTGAATTTCATTCCAATGCTGTAGTCATAGCAATGATGGATGTATCTTACTCAATGGGTAGAGAAAAGAAGTACTTATGTAGAAGCCTTCTTTTCTGGTTGACTGAGTTCTTGAAAAAACGATATGACCATGTTGATATTAAATTCATTCAACATACCACAGAAGCACAAATTGTTGATGAAGATACATTCTTTCATACCCATACAACTGGTGGTACTATGTGTTATACTGCTTTCGAAAAAGCTAACTACATGATCGACACAGAATATCCATTGAATGAGTGGAATGTTTACTGCATCTATGTTGGTGATGGTGAAGACTTTGAACCAAAGAAAACCGTAACTTATATAGACATGATGCTTAAGAAAGAAATCAACATGTTAGGTTATGTTGAAATTGATCTTGACCATGAGGATGATGATGGTTTTGGTTATAGAGATGCCATGAGAACTCTTCTTGTTGAAATTAAAAAGAAGTGGAATTTTTTCCATAACCGTGAAAGACAAACTGACTTCTACAAGAATGAAAAGCAAAGATTTCTCTGTGCAGTCATTAGAAATAAAACACATGTGTGGCCCGCCTTGAAACATATGTTATTTGAAAAGGAGAAAAAGTAATGGAATTAACAAATGAAAGACAATCAGAAAGCGGAGATTATATATTCGACATTGAGTGTACTGCAGAAGAAATTGTACACCTAAGAACATACGCACTTGAAAAGGGTCAAGATGTTGCAAATATGTCCGATGAAGAAATAATGCAATTCTCTGTAGTTGGATTATTAAGAGAAGAAATGGAAAAG